ATTATATGAAAGTGGTACATCAAATTCATATTCACAAGCCACATTAAATGTAACTTTGACTGTTTTAGTAATTTTGATATCAAGTTCGGCGGCTAATTCAACAAGGTCGTCAACGGTAACTTCCTTATCCTTAATGTGCTCTTTGAGAAATTCCTGTATATCTGAATAAAGTTCCCGATACTGTGAATTATTCTCATTGGCTCTTTGTCTTACCACATTTATTTCTCGTTTGTGGTAATCAAGTTCATCAAGTAGGCGTTGTAACTCTTTTGTAAGTTCATTTGCCGATAGTTCCTTGACGGTGTTTTCTGCAATTTGTTGATTTGTAAGTGGTGTTTCTGTTGTTGTTGTTTCTTCAGTCATTTTTTATCCCTTTGCTATTTGCTGATGAGGCTCATCAGTAGTGCCGTATAGCACTAGACACGGTAAAAATGCGTGCGGATTAAACTTTTGCCGACTTTTTTACCGTGTTTCGCCTTCAAATATGCGATCTGTGTATGGCGTATTGTCCTAATCTGTTAGCAGTAATAAGTAACTGGTCTGCTACTTGCATTGCTAATGAATAGTTATTTGTCCGAATTGCGGTTTCAAATACTTCACCAGCCAATTCCATAAATGCAAAGTCTGCATCTATATTATTAACGGGTTGCAATTCTGGGCATTTAGGACATTCTGTGTTGCGTATCTTGATGATCTTTGCGGTCATAGGACTGTTACCCATCTGCGTGCTGCGTTGCAGAGATTGTCGTAATCACCAGACATACTGTCCATTGTGTATTGACTAATTTCTTCCTTAGTTGCGCCAGCCCTTCTGAGTGCTTTTGAAACAGTACCCATAATCTCAAACGCATTTTCAGTAAGTGTTAGATGTACTACCGCTTGTGGATATTTTGGTGTTATTGTGTTCATTTGTTACTCCCTTTTTTGTAGTTGTTTGTGAACATTTCTGATTTTTTAGTTGTGGTTTTTGAGCAATAGATATCAACGCCCGCATCTACGCCTAATTGAACGATAGATATGAGTTCAGTATCGGTAAAATAACCAAGTTCAATTAACTCTTGGTGTGCCATATGTCTGTAGTGATCTCCGTATCCATATTGAAACGGAAGTACGGAAACGATTTCTCCATCAACCCATATCCGTGCAGAGAAGTATGAATTACCGTATGTGGTATCTGTCCACTCTCTTGCTTCAATAAAGACAGACCGTGCAACTAATTGTTTATTTACCATTGTTATCTCCCTTTTCTAGTTGTGCAACAGTTACTAACGCGCCGTAATATGTTGCCTTGATTTGTTCTACCGTGATCGGATTTTTTTCCTTTTCATTAAATCGCTCTATCTTCTTCAACCATTTAGTAATTGGTACGGTACAAACATTGGTTGAAAGACCGATGCGCTTTGTAATATCTTCAAATGAAATTGGATAATTTTCTCTTTCATCTGTTACTTCATTGAATTTAGAAACAAGCGGTGTAAATAACTCCACCACTTTTGTCCGTGCGTAGAACTGGGTGGCATTTTTTGAAGTAATAGCACCCATATCCGTATGCATCGTTGTCCAGATAAGTGCGTTTGTAATTGCCCACTCACCGTTTTCTTCTTCTTGTAGTGCTTGCATATTCTTGCAGTTTGTGATATCCCAATCTAATGACATTTTATTCTCCCTTTGTTAGTTGTTTGTGATAGGCGTACCATCATCAGTAACCGTTGCCTAAGCGGTTAGACGGCACTTACTTTTAGTGCAAGTGCCGTTTCGGAAATTTATATCCCTAGATATTTATTGTTTGTGGAATGAGTACCACTGGCAGAAAATTCCTGCTTTGTAAGGCTAGTTCACCATTGGGTCCTTCACTTTTATTAGGAGTGCGCTGGTTAGCAACTACTGTGGGTGCCTGTCTTGTCACCGTCCGAGGACTTACCCGTTGCGTGCGTTCCGTTATTTTGTGGGTCATAACTCCGTGCAATGTGTTATATCTGCTAATTGCGTACCTTGCAGAATACCGAATATCTGCCTAATTACTGTTAGTGTGATTATCAGCGACTAACAGATTGTGCTGGCTATATTCGGACTTGCCTTTTGTTACTGGTTACTTGTAATTGAATTGCAAGAAAATACCGATCTTGTACTTCAATCGTGCCTTCTATATGTCAATATCTACTTATTTTCCTCGCCAGAGCGGTGCGGTGCGTATGCGTTAATCCGATGCCTTCACCGAGGTTTTTGTAGATATTTAATTGTAAATGTACGAGTAGGTAACTTAATCGGGTTGTGCCCGTACGGGCGGACGACCCTTTCTGAAACTACCCTTCAATGGTATCACCCCACGCCGAGATGGGTTTTAGAGGGTGTTTCTAACGCCGTTATAGCCCCGTACGATCACAAATATATGCAAGTGGTACATCTATATGCAATTGGTACTCAAATGCCCGTAAATAGCCTTACACGCCTTGTAGAAAAGTAGGCAGTTTTTTAATTCCGACACAATATTTGTAACACTTGCATAGTCAATCACAAGTGGGCATACACTTCGGCTATGGCACAAACTGGTAAATCAAGTTATTCACAAATCACAATCCGTTGTGGCGGTTTAGTTGTTGAATTAGGAACTGAAACCGAATATCCAGATATGGTTGATGATCTAACTAACCGTGCACTAAATGTATTCAAAGAAGCGTGCCAAACAGTTAAAGCAAATGGCGTAGATATAGCAAATATGCGCCTGATCACCGCAGATTATGGTGATGATTATGATGATGAAGAATAATGTGCCGACTTTGCGGAGATTGCGCTAAAGAACACTCACGCAGTATTGATGATGCCGTTGATGAAGCGGAAACTAATCCAACCAGATTTTGTATTCCGCAGTAACTCTTCCTTTAATTGGGTCAATAAAGTGCAGGCGTTGGCTTGGAATAGCGCTAGCAGCTAATAAATCCCGTGCATACCGATTATCACTTTCGGTTGAACCTGTTTGGTAAATACTTCCTAGTCCGTTTGCCATTGGCCAACAAGCGTGGGTGTGATAATGCCCCACATATACATCTCTAAACTCCCAAGGATACGCACCGCTACGCCAACGATTTGCGTGTTGAACAATAGCGGTAGGTGATGCAAACCCATTTCTGCCCACTTCATCACCGTGTATTAACAATGCACGATAGTTACCGATCTCAACTCTTTGTACATCATCTGGGCAATCTTGCCAAGTTAAACGCTTTTCATCTGCTAATAACTGCCGTGCCAATTCGTAGCACATACGGTCAATATTGTCGTTGCGTGGTACATCTGCGCGTTTATTACCAATGCGCCCGTGATTACCCCACTCTGCAACCACTAATACATTTTCGTACATTGTTAGTGCTTTTCTAATAACATCGGTAATAAGTCTTGATACCGTTACATATTGTTCAAATAAAGTGGCATCAACTTCGTGTAATTGCGCAGGATAGTTAAATAAACCTTCCACCATATCGCCACCAAATAGCACAACTACATCTTTTACAGGGTGATCTGCTCTCTGTATCTCTGTAATCTTGTATGCCTTATCCACAAACTCCATTACGCGTTTGCGCATTATTTCTGAATTGTATGTTGTGGTTTTTTTACTACCTTGCCAGTCAGTCATATGCCATAGCGCAACTTCACTAGATTTTTTGCGTTTATCTGGTACTGGTACTTGTACAGGTTTAATTGAACCCATTGCAAGAGTTGCATCTTTAGTTGCTTGTATTGTTACTTCAACTAATTCTTCGGTGCGGTTCTTTGCATCTTTAAGTTGTTTTTGAGTGCGTATTAACGCCTTGCGTAATTCCGTTATATCACTTGACTCAATATCTTCGGGCAACTCTTCCAATCGTTGTTTAAGGCTCACGCGTTATCTCCATACCGTGTTGTGTGTAACCTGATTTATCTAACCAGTTATCTTCATATAACGGATTTGCTACGCACCGCACAGACTTGAAGAAGTCCATCATTAGTGCAACTTTCCACGCAGGAATATCATCTATGCCTAATAATGCG